TGGTGGGCGATCTAGAGGTCCGAGTTTCTGTAAATCAAGAATCAAGAACCCAGCAGTAGCACCAATTAGATTTGCTGTTAGGTTAGCTGATGCATCAACCTTAATCTGTCTACCGTTGCCGGTAAAATCTAGATAGCAAGTAGAGTCGATTACTAGGACAACGTTGGCACCGCGCTTGATTTCCCAATAGGCAGCGTTACCTGATGGAGATCCGGCCCAAGCCTGATTAATCGCAGCTGTAACAAGCACTTCGCCTTCTAGAGCAACGTTAGAAACTGAATTGTTTCCGGCAATAATAATGTTACCGGAGTTGGCGTTACAATGAATGGTTACAGTACCATTTCTTTTGTTATCCATAATCGTATATGGCATTACTTGATTCCTTTAGAGTTTGTGATGGCGAAGTCAAGTAGTTTGTCTACACCTTCTGGAGTTTCTGCCAGTGCAAGGAACTTCTCTTGGTTGTCTTCAGACAAGCTGTTGTATGTGTTTACGAGTAAGGCTTGATCACCCTCACTGAGTCCCGCGATGTGTTCAAAATCTTCAGCGTATTTACCAGGACCTGTTTGACCTGCAATTGATGGGCTAAGCATAGCTCTTCCACCGACATCTGTTACGTGATTTGGTTTTGGTGGTGTTTCGTTATGCATACCTAAGGTTCTACGAGCTTGCGCATGAATAGCACTAACACGCTCCGAGAAATCTAATAGAGAATCGTGAAGCTTATGAAGAGTATTTAAAGATCTCTCATGATGCTTGTCGTTCATGTTATCCATCAAATTTACATGAGCGCCAATTGTTTTATGAATACCTTCAAGAGCATCTAGAATGTGTGTATGAAGATAATGGTGGTCGGAATTGCGGTCTTCAGTTTCTTCATAACTTTCTTCAACCCCGTTTTGTTTTCTAGCTTGCATTTTAGCAAGATCCTTTGCGATAACTGAGTTTCGACGAACATCTGGACGAGGAACAACTGCGTTAGGAATTCTTTTGCTAAACGATTTCATCTGTTTAGCTTGGGCTGGATCTTGCATATCTGATGTAAGATCCAGCGTATTACCATTCCCCCAGTAATCACCATGTGGATCTTGTGGGATTAGTTTACCGTTTTTCTTAAGAGGACGTTCGCGAGCTTCAGAAACTTCTGTTTCTTCTGATCTATATTTACCAGAACGTTTGATTAGTTTTTTAGCATCTTCTTCATGCTCGTCAGCTTCATCAGAAAGTCGATGACCCATTGCAACTCTAGAAGATCTATGATCGTCTTTGAGTGATTCGGCGTCTCTTCTTTTCTTTGCTGCTTTAGCCAGTAGACGTCTGGCTTCTCTATGATCTGTGTCGATATCATCATATCCTTCATAGATATCTGCATCTTGTCCAGGTTCATAACCATGGTCCGGAGCACGCTTAGCTCTTTTGACATTAGTAGCTTTAAACACATCATCATCGTTTTCGTTGGCATCTGGATGCACAACATAAACGTGTTTCTTCACAAAAGCTTTCGTGCCCTTTGAAACATCTGATGGCGCTTCAAGCTCTCTAAGCTTTGCTGTTTGTTGACGTAATTTACCTAATGTCTTGGCCATTGGTTATCTCGCTTTAGATTTTTTGTAGCTGGCTTCATCACGACGATTATCTTTTGAACGGGCGATTTCGGTTTCCATACCCGCACGAACGTCACGAACAGCACCTTTAAATTTTGCTCCAACCATTTTCGCAAGGTTGCGCAGTCCCTCTTTTACGGCAGGACCTTCCTCATTAAAAGAATCTTCGTCTTCGTCTTCGATGTTTAGATCATCATCTTCTTCGAATTCGATATCATCGTCATCTACTGGCATATCTTCGTCGTCTAGATCAAAATCTGCAAAAAGGTTTTCTTCATCTTCGTCAGTTAGTTCTAGATCTTCATCATCGAATTCAATTTCTTCGTCATCGAGATCTTCAATATCATCTTCATCTTCTGGAGCTTCACCAAACATATTGGCAGCTACTTCAGCTTTGAGTTCTTCTACTCTGTCAACAACACGCTGAGATAAAAGATCTCCAAACGCATCTTTAAATTTTGATGGTTGCTTATCTAAAGCAAACTGTACAAGGTCTTTAAGTTCGGCCATTTGATGGTTCTCCGTTAATCTGTTATATTTATGCTTTATTTCTTTTTGGTTGGTGGCTTTTTAGTTGGTGGACCACTACCAGGTTCTGGAGCAAGATCTTCCATTGGTGGGTTCAAGATGGGGTCTGCCATCTCTTCCATGATCATCTCATTTTCACGCTCAATGTCTTCTTCGCTCTGTCTTAGAATCTGTTTACGAACTGTTTGGTGTGATAGATATTTACCAACAATACCGTTACCAACGAGATTGGCGACCATATCAATTCGATCGCGCATGATCTCTAGATCTTTTAGTTCTGATGTATGACTGTCGTCATTGAAAACATACTGGAAATACGGACGAATCTGTTTCCATTCGTCTTGATTGATGACACCCTTTAGAATAAGTTGCTTTTCCATGATCTTATTGAAAAGATCAGAGAAACGGGCACGAAGCCGCTTGATAAACTTGGTAAACTTAACCTCATCACGTGTAATCTCTGTAGCACGGCCTAGTGTGTAAGCCTGTGTTGGATCAAGACGTGTTATTGGAACGTTAAGTGATTTGTATAGATTGTTCTGGAAGTATTTGATATCGTCGATATCACCAAGGTTTTGACCACCCGGAAGAGTTTCAATTTGTGTACCTTTACCACCTTCACGACGTGGTAGCCAGAAATCCTCAAGCATCGTCATAAATTTACGATCATCACGGATTTCTCCGCTGGATGCGTCGTAAACAAGCTTATTCTTGAACTTAGTCATAATGTCGCGCAGATACTGTTCGGCTTTAAGCTTAGGTAAGTTACCGACATCGATGTAGAACACACGACGTTCTGGTGCGCGAGAGATACGATAGATGACCAATGAGTCTTCCATCGCTTTAAGCTGGTTGAGTGGTTTAATGGCTTTCTGTAGATAACCAGTTACAACATCACCATTGGTTGATGTCAGTCCGCTGGTGCAGTGAGCAACTGCATCCTTAGAAATCTTTAGACCAGTTAATTGCCCTTGGTCCGGCATCGTGGCCGGAGAAACAGCTTTCGCGAACCCTCTTGGATTATATACGAAATATTCATCAACCGTCTCTACGACAGGCATACCTTGAATTTGTTTTTGTTTTACATGGCGAACCTTACGGATCTTACGAGGATCAACGTAACGGATTTCTTGTACACCAAGCTGTGGTTGTTTGTTGTCAATGATAAGATGGTAATACAAACGACCATCTACATACCAACGACGGAATAGTTCATATCCCTGATGTTGGAACTCAAGAAGATTCAATATAGTATTGAACTCGCCCTGAATAATTTGTTTGATTTTTGGTGCTACTTCGAGTTCATCCAGATTTAGGATGACTGTTTTCTTGAGATCTTCAAGGCAGATAGCTTCGTTGACAATGTCATCAATGGCGATGTCGATCTCTGGGTTGAGAGACATCTCACGATACTTCGTGACAAGCTCCGCCTCATTACGAATGCTACCATCAAGATCGATGTATACGCCTTGGACACCGCCAGCAGCGGCCAGAACCGCACCATCATCTTTTACCTCAGGAGTAAAAGAGATTGGTGCTGCGTTCTGGTTTTCTTTACGTGTTATTCTGAAACCAAAAAGGTCCATGTATACTCCATGCCGAATAGAGAAACGTTAGCCAGAATTACTGACCGCCCGCATTCCCCGTTGTTCCACCAGAAACTCTCCAGAAGTCAAATTCGAATGTTACTCCGAATGTTTCAATCTGGTCATTGTCAGCCCAGTTAAGGCTGATTTCTGAGATATTTGAAGGGAAAATCCCAACAAACTCATACTCACGGAGGATACGTCCGTCTTTTCCGTACTGAATAACTTGAGCTTGTGATTTGTAGTTTGCGAGTTCACGAATGTTACCTTGGAAGCGGTTGATCTTGTTAGACCACTCTTCCATGGCGTTTCGGATCTTAAAGTCTTCATCGTTGATTACCAGAACTTCCCAAGGACCATATTGGCGGTCGCCGGCAAGTTTGATAGTGCGGCCGAAGTAAGGGACCTGAATGGTCCCCAACCCGGCAGCTGGGATTTGAGAGGCTTGTACAAGGAATGGTACTTTGATGTCAGCACCACCGTTCGCTGGGTTCGTAATACGAACTTGGAACAGGTTCTGACGAGCACCACCACCTGACAGTTGACTTTTGATTTCGTTGATATTAAAGGCCATTTTTCTATTCTCCTGAGTTATTTATTAGAACTGGCCAATGATCTCATCGAACTCAACACCGGTGCGAACCGCAACGAAGTTAAGCTGAATGAAGTTAATCGACTTAGCAGGTTTAATGTAGATATCACCAACGAAGCGATTGCTGTCAATAACCTCAGATGTGTTATTTGTCTCGTCGCATACTACGCGGAAGTCATAGATGCCACGGCGACCTTGCACATCACGGAGGAATGGCTCAACAAGGTTCTTGAATTGTGCGCGAGTAAATTCATCATTGAACTCGAACAGCATTGCATTTGCAGCATTTGCGATTGCTTTCTCAAGGATGATAAACAGGCGACGAACGTTAATGCGGTTGAATGCACTTTCTTTTGCCAATAGAGTTTTATCACCGAACAGGATTGTTCCTTGTCCGGGGAAAGTCACAACTGGGTCAACACCTTTACCGTACAGAACGTCACGTTCTGCTTGTTTTGGGTTCCAGGCGAGTTTAACAACGTTCTTGATTGAACCACGATTGAATCCGGCTGGTGAGAACCAAGGATCACGTGTCTGATCAGTACGGGCTGTTAGACCAGCGATATCACCGTTTAGAGGAACCCAACGATACACATCATTGTATTTGTCATACTGATATTTGTATCCTGAGTCCATCACAGCGTAGCTTGAGCTACGGAGACCATCGCGGAACGTTACAACAGAGTCAGACTCTGCACCATCAGTTCTGACAACGTCAGATTTCTGTGGTGAGATAAAGGCAACGCAATCTTTACGAGCTTCAGAGATATTGTCGATGATGTAGTTAGCCATCTGAGTACCAGAAGCTCCGGCAGCTTTACCAGCAACCAGCAATGATACATCTACTGATGCTGTATCTGCGAAAAGATCCCAAGCTGCAGCAAGGTCTGCAGCTGCGATGCTTGATTCAGCTACTCCGGCTGTACCACCTGTTAATGATACGCTGTATGGAACGAGCGCTGTTGATGCAGCAACAAGAACGGCTGTGTTAGAAGCTGCACCTGAACGATCTGCCGCCCACCAAAGGTAACGGGAAAGATCGTTGATAGCTGTCTTGTAGTATGCAGATGAACCATCATCGCTACGAGAATCTGTAGCGCGAGAAAGGTTTGTAAACACCTCAAGAACTGTTCCTGGCGCTCCAGTGAATTTGCCGTCTTCATCGACAACAACCACTGAAACTTCATCAACAACAGAACGATTAACAGCTTCAAGTGCTGCACTTGTTCCTGGGGCTTTTCCAACCACAGAAGCATATTCCCAGTAACGCGAGATCGTGTTAGCTGCGAAAGCCGTTGATAGAGCATAATTTCCATCAAAAGATACTGTGAATGAAGAGTTACCGGAGTTTGTTGTAACAGCGCCGATAGATGTGATTTTTAGTTTCTGTTTGTTGATTGAGTTATTTCCAACTTCAAGAACGTCACCAACGATCAGCGAAGTAGAAAGTCCTGTCGCTAGGATGGCGGCGTTTGTTGAGTGGAGTGATGCAGAGTTCGCAACATAGATCGTTGCGCTGTTTGCGTTAAGAGCAACAGTAATACCAGCGCCCCCAGGAATGACGGTGCTGTTT